CTGAACAGAAGTATAAGAGATCAGAAAGTAAACCGTACAAGATCAGTTCTGATTTGTGCCACATTGACCACCCTTTAAGGTCTGTTGAACTGGCAGCACGTTATATTGATCTGACAGAGGAAGAAGAACACGCTATTTTCTATCATGATGGTGCTTATGGTAGTCTTGCGTATGATCTGAAAGGTCATGAAGAACCCTTACAGGTGATCGTTCACTTTGCAGATTTTTGGTCAGCACAGTTTCTTGAAGTCGGAAAACTTGACAGATTCAATGATCAGGTGAAGCCGGAAGAAACAACCGATGAAGTAAAAGAGGAAGGTGAAAATAATGAAGAATAAAAACAGTTATGAGGAAGTTCTTGAAGCAGAAGTTGCAAAGTTGAAAGAAGAAAATAGACATTTGGAAGACGAGCGCAATGAACTGAAATATATGCTGAATGATATGCGTAGTGTTGTTGATGCTGCAAATGATGACTTTTTCAGTAAAATGTCAAGATTGCGTGGCTGTATTGAAATCGAGGGTACAAGAATCACATCAGCATATCAGGATTTAGTAGGAATCCTGTTGGCAAACGGTTATACAGTAGAGGTTACACCACTGCATAATAATACAAGATTACAGGTTGTTATCAAAGAAAGTGAGGATGAAATCAATGAGTAGTGCAAAGAAACACAAACAGAGAAGTCACAGAAGTTACAGAAACAGTGTTGCAACCGCTGAATATTTTCAGAACAGACAGATTTTGAAAGTGTCACAGCAGAAAGTAATGAAAGAGAAAAGCAATCTTTTCACTAAGTTAATGGGCTTATTCAAGAAAGGAGATAAATAAACATGGCACAGATGCTCTTGGTTATGGGTGAATCAGGTACAGGAAAAAGTACCAGTATGAGAAATTGTGATCCTGCAACAACTGCCGTTGTGAACCCGGTTGGTAAACCGTTACCGTTCAAGGGTAAGTTCACAATGCTGAACAGTGAGGTTGAATCACGCAAGATTTGCAAATTTATGAAGGAACAGGCAGCAGCCGGGAAGAAGTTATTGGTAGTTGATGACTTCCAGTATATTCTTTCTGTTCCATATATGAACCGTATTAAGGAAAACGGTTGGGATAAGTGGAATGATTTTGGTGCAAACTACTTTGAAATCATTGAGGTGTGCAAGGAACTTCCTGATGATGTGGTGGTTGCTTATATGACCCACACGGAAACACTTGAAAATGGTGTTACTACTATAAAGCTGATCGGAAAGTTACTTCGTGAGAAGATCACCATTGAAGGACTATTCACCATTGTACTTAGAACAGGTGTGAATGAAGGAAAATATTACTTCTACACACAAAACAGTGGCAAGGACACCGTGAAGTCACCTATGGGGATGTTCCCGACATACGCCATTGATAATGATCTGAATTATGTAGCTGATAAAATCCGCAACTTCTATGAAGTCGGTGAGTATAAGACAGATGCAGAAATGGGTCAGGCTGATGCACAGGCTGCATCAGATCTTGAAAAACCTGACGGCAAAGGCAGAAGAACAAGAGGTAAAAAAGCTGAATCTGCAACACCAACAGATGCACCAGAAGAAAAGACTGGAAGAACACGTAAGAGTAGGGCAGAAGTTCAGGCAGACAATGAACAGAAGATTGCTGATCATATGGATGAAGTTGACAAGGCTATTGATCAGGTTTTTCCGGGACAGGAAGAAGTATCATTTGATGAAGCAATGGATGTTGCCGATAAAGTACCGAAACCGGATTTACAGAAACCACCAAGAAGAACACGTAAGGAAAGAAATGCTGAAAAGTCTGAAGCTGTTCAGGACGGTACAATAAACGCTGATTCTGAATCTGTCACACTGGAAGCAGATGCATATTTCTATGACATCAAAAATAACAACTATGTGATGAAACATGCAGGTGAATCTGTTGACCTGATTGTTGACGGTGTTGAGGCCATGAAGGTGATCACAAGAGAAGAATTTAATACAGGAATTATAAGACTTGCACAGGAAAACAATCCTGTACCTGCTGACGCACAGACCCCGGCTGAACCTTTAGACGGTGCTATGAACCCACCTGAACAGCACGTCAGAGGTCAAAGACGAAGAAGAACAAGATCATGATTGCATTAAATATTTTTCTTGCAGTCATGGCAGCATTCTTTGGATTCGGTTCAGTGGGTGACAGGATTCAGAAAAATAGGGATAATTACACAAGGGTTTGTATTGCTTGTATCATAGCAATTATAATCATAAATTTATTTTAAGAAAGGTTAAATGGTGAAAAATTATGGCAGTAGATTTTAGTACATTCGATGAACAGGTTGATCTTAACGCATTACAGAAAGAGGTTCAGGAAGCAGACGATTCACAGTTTGAAGATGTACCGGATGGGGATTATGATGTAAGTTTTGATAAAATGGAGATCAAGCCAACAAAGAAAGGTGACAAGCTGATGTTTTCCGTACAGTGCAGCATCTTGGAAGGTAATCAGAAGGGTAGAAAGATTTTCTTCAACCGTACTATTTCCGGCAACACCTCACAGAAGTGGACTAATGGCATGGCAATCAAATCTGTTTGCACATGGCTTGATAAGCTTGAAACAGATACAGTACCGGAATTTATCAACTACAGTGATTTTGCTGATTGCGTACTTGATATTTTTCAGGAAGTACAGGGTAAAGTTGGTGCAGCAGTTACCTATAAGGCTGATAACTTCAATCCAATCACAATCAACGAAGCGTTTGATATGTAAAAATTTTTAACTTGTTTGTCTAATATAAAAACAGCGGTGTGTAAAAACGCACACCGCTTTTTCAAAAAGTGGGTGATTTAGTAAATGATATTCTACGATTTTGAGGTTTTTGAAAAGGATTGGCTTGCTGTATTCATTGATGTGACGAATAAAAAAGAATACGTGATAATCAATAGCCCTGATAAACTAAAAGCCTTATATGAAGCAAATAGAAAAGATATATGGGTGGGATTTAATAACCGTCACTATGATCAGTACATCATGAAAGGTATTCTGCTTGGTATGAATCCTAAAAAAATCAATGATTGGATTATCGTTGATAATAAAGAAGGTTGGCAATATTCAAGAGCATTCAATAAATTACCCATGATCAATTATGATGTAATGCCAAGCAATGATGAAACCATGAAAACAGTCGGATTGAAAACAATGGAAGGTTTTCTTGGTTCAAATATCAAGGAAACTGATGTTGATTTCCGTATCAAAAGGAAACTGACACAGGAAGAAATAGAACAGACGGTTAAATACTGTAGGCATGACGTAGAACAGACTATCAAGGTATTTCTCGAAAAGGTCAGTGAGTTCAATGCAGTTCATGGAATTATACAGGCATTTCCAAAAGAAACGTCACTGTACGACATTGGTGACAGTGAAGCCCGGATAACAGCAAAGGTTCTTGGGTGTTCAAAAACTCATTTTGGTGATGAATTTGATTTCTTTTTTCTTCCATGCCTGAAACTGAAAAAATACAAATACGTTCAGGAATGGTTTGCAGAGAAAAGAAAAGAAGCCCTTGAAATGGGATTACAAGATTTTGACAAAAAAGATAAAAAGACTTGGTACAAGTCACAGAACTTTGAAACAGTTGTTGCCGGAATACCGCACACGTTTGGTTTTGGTGGTCTGCATGGTGCATCTGATAAGCCAATACACCGGAAAGGTCAGATTCTTCATGTAGACGTAAATAATTACTATCCGTCAATGCTGATTGCATGGGGACTTGTAACAAGGGCAGCAACTAATGACAATTACCCGTTGGTGTATAACACACGAAAAGCAATGAAGGAAAAGCAAATTGCTGCAAAAAATGCCGGAAACAAGAAAGAAGTCAAGCGGTGGAAGAAAGCACAGTTGCCATATAAAAAGATGCTGAACGCCTTGTCAGGTGCAATGAAGGATGAAACCAATGCAGCGTATGACCCAAGGAACAACAACTGTATGTGTATCAATGGTCAGTTGATGTTGCTTGACCTGATTGAACACCTTGAAGCTGTACCGGGATTTGAACTGATTCAGTCCAACACGGACGGTCTGATCATTTGGATTCCTGACACTGATGAAGCCTTTGAAATGGTTGATGATATTTGTTGGGAGTGGGAACAGCGTTGTTCTACTGAACAATGTTCAATCTTGCTTGAACTTGACAATATATCAGAAATCTATCAGAAGGACGTAAACAATTATCTTTGGATTGGTACTGATGGTGGTGTTGAAAGAATTGGTGCATATGTCAAAGAACTTTCAGCTATTGACTATGATTTACCGATACTGAACAAAGCGTTGGTTGACTACATGGTGAAAAAGATACCTGTTGAACAGACAATCAATCAGTGCGATGACTTAATTATGTTCCAAAAAATAGTGAAGCTGTCAAACAATTATAACTGGGTTGAGCATGAACAGGGAACTGGTCAGATCATTAAGACAACAAAACACCGGGACGGTACACGAACAGAAGTGTGGTCATATCCTACCACACAAAAATATACTTATAAATCTTATCGTGTGTTTGCTTCCAATCGTGTTACAGACGGTAGGTTGTTAAGACGTAAGGTTGTAAAACCAAAGGGTGAAAAATTTGGAAACACACCTGATCACAGTTTCATTTATAACGATTCTGTAATTGGGGTTAAAGTACCACCTGAATTAGATAGACAGTGGTACATAGATTTAGCAAGAAAAAGACTGAAACAATTTGGTATTGTAGCATAATACCGGAAAGGTGGGAACATGACAGACATTACAATTAAATATGATCATGGTCAGATGCTTATTCACTTAGATAGGTTTTTATCTGATGGAAAAATTACAAAGGTTAGAAAACTGTTGAAGCTGATCAGACAGAGTTACACACCGGAGTGTGAAGAACAGATAAAAGAATACATACAGCAGTGTGGTGTAACGGATAAAGACAAATTCCATAACAGTCAGGTAGCACTTGCAGGTAAGATTACAAACATTAAAAGTAATATTTACATTTTAGAAAATCGCTTAAAAGCTGCAACGTTTAATCGTAATATGCTTAAGAAATCCACCCCTATTCATAAAAATGAAGAATGGGAAAAGTGGAATGAACAGGTTAAGGACTGTCGGAAATCATTGAGAGAATCAAAGATACTTCTTACAGTAGTGAACCAAGAATATAAGCAGAATATTAAGAACAGGGTATTTTACCAAAAGGTGATGCAAGAATTTAGTTAAAGGATGGTGAGATTATGAACAATATTATAACTATACCAAAAGGCATTTATACACTCTTAAATACGTACCCTGATTTTATATATGAAGGAATGCAGAAGTTAATTTCTGATGAAAACAATATATTTATGACGCATGAGTATGCATTATATGACGGTGTTGTGAATGTTGACGGTATTGGTAATTTATTTGAATTTTGTACTGTAACACATACACATGACGGTGTTGAAAATATAGGGTTCGTAGTAAAAAGAATGTGTTCAAAATATGGTGGTATTCAAGAAATATATATTGATATTACACAAAGAGGTGACATAGCAGATTGTTATGCTGAACCAATCAATACAAATGCTAGAAAACAGGCTGAATACAGTGAAAAGTTTTTTATGGCAGGTATGTTTCAGTATTTTATCATTCTAAACATGATACAAAAGATTGCATTAGCTGATAAGAAAAAGTACATAAAAGTTAAAAGTGAAATGGAACGAATGATTGATGAAAGTCCAAAAGACCAAAAAATAATAAATACATCAAAAACCGTTAATCTGTCACAAGGATTAAAGATTCAATTTGTAAATATATACAAAGATACTAGATCTTATGAAAAACATACAAAAGGGTGGAACGTCAGAGGACATTACAGACATTATAAATCAGGAAAAACAGTATATATAAAACCTTTCTGTAAAGGAGAGTGTAACATTTATGACAAAAAATATTCAATCACTATTTAAAGGATTTGTATTAACTAAAAATAAAAAATGCATAGAAAAGTTAAAAGGTGTTACACACTTTAAATCTTATGAGGAAGTGAAAAATGCACCTGAATTTGCAGGAGTTCTTAAAGATGATACGATTCTCATAGACATAGATGATTCATACCAGTCGGAAATAGCTATGGATATTATTGAAGAAGAACAGCTTGATTGTTTAGTAATACAGACAAATAGAGGTAAACATATTGTTGCCAAAAATACAGGAAAAGTACATAAATGTTACACACATACACAACTGGCTTGTGGTCTAACAGCAGATATAAAAGTTGGAAGTAAAACAAGTTATGAAGTTCTAAAATTCAACGGTGAAGAACGCTTTATTGAATGGGATATTGAAGAAGGTGGAGCATATCAGGAAGTTCCAAAGTATTTTTATCCTATCAAGACAAACGTTGATTTTATAAATATGTGCAGTGGAGACGGACGTAATCAAGCATTTTTTAATTATATCTTAACACTTACCGCAAACGGGTTTAGTGTGGACGAAACAAGAAAATGTATCGGTATCATGAATAATCATACATTACGTTCACCGCTTGCTGATGATGAACTGGAAGTGATTCTTAGGGATGAAGCATTTCAAAAACCTGTATTCTTTTGTGATAAGACATTCCTGTTTGACCGTTTTGCAACATGGCTTAAGAACAATGAAAATGTAGTCAGTATAAGTAATCAGTTACATATCTATCAAGATGGGATTTATCAGGTTGGGTACAAGGCCATCGAAACAGCTATGATCAATCAAATACCTAACCTGAAAAAGACACAGCGAAGAGAAGTATTAGAGTATATGGAACTTATAGCTGATGAAAAAGCACAGGCAGATGCACGTTATATAGCATTCAGGAACGGTGTGTTGGATATTGTGACCGGACAGATGCAACCATTCAGCTCTGATTTGGTTATTACCAATCAAATACCTTGGGACTATAACCCGGAAGCCTATAGTGAACTTGCTGATGATACACTGAACAAATTAGCTTGCGGTGATCAACCAATCAGGGCATTATTGGAAGAATGTATTGGCTATTGCTTTTACCGCAGGAATGAACTTGGTAAGGCGTTCATCCTGACAGGTGACAAGTCCAATGGTAAGAGTACATTCCTTGATTGTGTCAAAGCAATTCTTGGTGATGGGAATATATCAGCACTTGATCTTAAGGAATTAGGGGACAGGTTCAGCACATCAATGATGTTCGGAAAACTGGCAAATATCGGTGATGATATTGGTGATGACTTCCTGCAAGGTTCACAGGTAGCAACATTCAAGAAAGTAGTTACAGGTAACAGAATCAAAGCAGAAAGAAAAGGGCAAGACCCTTTTGAGTTTAACCCTTATGTGAAGCTGCTGTTTTCAGCAAATGATATACCAAGAATGAAAGATAAGACAGGGGCAGTTCTTAGACGTTTGGTAATTATTCCATTCAACGCAAGATTTACAAAGTATTTACCAAGTGGTGATATTGACCCGGATTACAACCCTTATATCAAGTATCAGTTGATTGAACAAAGTTCAGTCGAATATCTGATCAGGGTAGGTGTGGAAGGACTGAAAAGAATTATTGAAAATAATGAGTTCACCAAGTCTGAAAAAGTGGCTGAACAGATTGATGAATATGAAAATGAAAATAATCCAATCAAGGCATTTATCGATGAATGCGGTGTTGAAATGATTGAGGATGAACCAACAGGTGACGTATACAGCAGGTATCAGGTGTTTTGTGCTGATTGTGGTATGCAGCCAATGTCAAACATCGTGTTCAGTAAGCAGATCAATAAGCGGTTGGGGTTTGAAACAGTAGTAACTAAGGTAGGTGGTAAATCTATCAGGATATTCAGAAAGGTGTGACGGTATGGAAAAGTTAGTATTAACAGGTACGGTTTGTTTTTGCGTTGGTCTTACGGTTGGGTTAATCCTTGGTGCCGTAGTAATGGCATTAGCTGTTGCAGCAAAAAAGTACAAACCAAAGACAGAAGAAATTGATGATTGTTGGGGGTGTTTCGGTGCTGCAAATGGTGATTGTGATCGTTGCCCGGTAAAGGACGGTGATGATGAATGAGTGCATTATGGTTTGGGTTCATACTTTATTGTGGTTTTCATGGTGCTGAAATAACAGATTTGAATATGCTTATGATAGCAGTATTTTATATCGGTGACTGCATACTGATGAAAACAGTCAGAAAGGAAAATGATAATGAAAAATGATTTAAAAGTAGGGGATTTTATTCAGTGCTATAGTATGAAAGACTTGGTTGATCATCATACTGAACTGACAAAACTAGGGTATAAACTTAGTCTTTGTTATGAAAAAGACGATAAAAAGGGCTATTTCTTGCAAGTATTTGATGTACCAAAGAAAAGTTCATTGCCTTTGAATTTTGCTGAACACATAATGAACAGATTCAGGGAAAGGATATAAAACGCTTATGACATATAGAAACAGTGAAGGATACGTTGATCCAACAGCAGGTGCAGCAATGGCAACAGTTAAAAGGGAAGAAAATGCAGAACTGAATGACCGTAACCACAGACTGATTCAAGTGATCAGGAACATTGTTGACATTGCCGGGTTTGAAATTGTTGGAAGGGTGACATTGAAACATAAAAAATCA